GTGTCCAGGGCTATGGTATGGGCGCAGGAAGAGGCATTCTTTAACGGAACAGGCTCCGGCCAGCCAAAGGGCGTGTTAAAAGAGACAGCACCGGACGGTCAGAACATTGACATTGCAGCAGCGAAAGAACCGACTTATCAGACTCTGGTAGATGCTGAGGGAGCACTTCCGGCGGCCTATGAGACAAACGCTGTCTGGAACATGACCAAAAAGACATTTATGAAGTTTATGGGAATGGTGGATGCAGACGGCCAGCCAATTGCGCGTGTTAACTATGGTCTCGGAGGAGCTCCGGAGAGATATCTGCTTGGTCGTCGCGTGGTACTTAACGATCATATGACGAGCCTTGGCGCTACCCTTAGCACTCCGACTGTGGTAGCCTTCCTGTTTGACTGGGAGGACTACATGTTTAACACCAACTATGCGATGCGCGTAAAGCAGTATGAGGATGATGACACAGAGGATCAGGTTGCAAAAGCTATCATGATTGCAGACGGAAAGGCTATTAATCTTCAGTCCCTTGTTACTATCACTAAGAAAAACGCGTAGCAGTAAGAGAAAGGAGAGAGGCATATGCTCAGTCTGAACGTGCCAGTCGAAGAAATGCGCCTGATGCTCAGAATTAATCATAGTTCCATTGACCCTGAGCTGGAATCCTTAAAAGCCTCTTTTCTGGTGGATCTTGACCTTTGCGGTGTCGGCCGGATTCCGGCCGATGATCCGCTGGCCAAGTCGGCACTCCGGATATACCTTAGATGGCAGGAAAATTACAATGGAGAAGCCGAACGATACAAAGAGGCTTACACAGGTCTTAAAATTGCCATGTCGCTGGCGGAGGAATATAAGGCGGTGAAAGTGTGAGAAATGATATCTGCATTCTGGTTCTAAACTATGCTTCTGGGGCGGAAATAAAAAAGAAAGAGCTGCAGGTGTTCTGTTCTCGCAAATCTGCCGGAAGGTCTGAATACTATGCTGCCTATGCTGTTGGCTTAAAACCTAAATTCGTGCTGGAAATTGATCCAATGGACTGGGAATCTCTGACAGAGCAGGGAGAGCATGCCAACAAAGTGATTTATAAAGGTACGGAGTACAATATACTTCGGGACTATCAGACGAATGAGAGCTCTCTGGAGCTGACAGTGGGGTGATGGTATGAATATAAAAATTGACTATGAGGATGGCATTGCCTCCATTAACAAATCCATCCAGGGATTACCGGAAACGCTTCAGGAAAAAGAAAAGGTTGTCTTGAAAAAAATAGGGAACTCGATCAAGAAAAATGTTATCAAATACATGCGTGTGTCTGATATAGAACAAAGGGCGAAAAATGTGCAGCCATCAAATTACGATGGCAGCAAGCCGTATGTCAACATGAAAAATGATGTGAAAAGTTCGGTCAGAAAGGATAAGAGCGGAAATTATTATGTCAGCGTCCGAGGCGGGAAAATGACCGGTTTCAAGTGGGGGCCTGTTAGTGATGGACACATTGCGAGAGATGGGACTACGTTTGTACAGGGAGACCATTTTATGCAGCGTGCTGTCAGTGCATCAGCTGGAGATGTGGACAGGATGATAGATGCAATGATTAAGGAGATTGTAGATGATTGATATCAAAGAAACAATTAAAGTAGCATTGCAAATTCCAGTCATCGAATTATTTGAACCAATCCTGCCTCCTTGCGCTACCTGGTATCCGGTATCAGATCACTCTGGCCTTGAGGGAGATGGAAAAGAAACAGAAGAAATCAGTGACTATCAGATTGATTTATGGGACAGAGACAGGAGTCGAGTCAGGGCAAGAGCCAGAAAGCTAAAAGAGGCACTTGCGCTCTATAATGGCGCATCGATTCCGGAACTGTCCTATTCATATGATACAAACGGGAAAATGTGGCGGGCTATGCTGACATTTTCCGTGGTAGGAAAGGAGTAACAATGGCTGGACAGAAATCAAAAAAAGCGAACAGAATTAATATCAATAATATTGTATATTGTAAATTGCTCACGGATGAAACAGGGAATACCACATACAGCGAAGTAAAACCTCTCAGTCCAGCAATGCAGATTCAGGTTACTGCATCCCTCGCCTCTGGTGTTCTTTACGGAGATGGGGTGCAGGAGGAGAACATTGCGAAAATGACAGGCCTTGCAGTTGCACTGGACGTAAACAAAGTACCAATTGAAGACCGGGCAGAAATTCTGGGAAACAAATATGAAAACGGCGTTCTGGTAGAAACGTCTGGGGATGAGGCCCCTTACATCGCTTTGGGCTACGAGGTTCCAGAGACAAACGGATGCAAGGAGTTGATCTGGTTACTAAAAGGACGAGCACAGCCATACAACAGTAATGTGCAGCAGTCAACGGACAACATCAATTTTTCGACAGACAGCATTACGATCAATTTCATTCCACGTACATCTGACGGAATGCTGCGGTTCTTCGGAGATACTGCCAATGCAGACCTGACTGAACAGCAGATTTCAAAATGGTTTACTACAGGCCCGTCTAAGGTTCCGACTGGAGTATAAGGAGGAGTTATGCGAAAAAAAATCTGTGTTCAGGAAGCGGATGAAGTTGAGCTCCGCTTCAAGGACAAGACATATATTGCTACGTTTAATATGCGAGCAATGGGATATATGCAGGAAGTATTGCAGGAGTGCAAAGGTCAGAGTTTATCGTATGAGCATTTTTCGGCCCTCATCCTGTATTCTGGTCTGATGGTTAATCATCCGGATATCACGAAAGAGGAAGCGTCTGCTATGGTTCTTACTATGCGCCCGGCTGACATGGAAGAAATTGTTGATTCCTATACACGTTCTGTCAATGGATTTGATAAAAAAGAAAATGAGGAACTGTTAAAAAAAGCAATCGCTCAGGTGCTGGGGGCGAAAGCTGGCCAGTAAAAAAAGAACAGCTGGAGATTGATTTTGACATGCTGTATTACCTGTACTGCGTCAAGCTTAGGCTTTCTGAGCGGAATTTTTTTAACAGATAACCATCTATCGTGGCGAAGAAGAGATTACCGCGGAAGAAGTGGAAGAAATCCATTCCATGCGAGAGATTGAGGGGTGGGAAAATGGGTAATCAGTATAAAAAAACAATTGTGCTTGGTCTTGATTATTCAGAGTTTTCCGGAGGAATCACTGAATGTAACCGAAAAATGGGGCTGTTGGATGCAGAAATGAAGCTAGCATCTGAACAGGCAAAAACATTCGGAGATAACGCAGACCAGCTGAGAATTAA